ACAGGTTCAGCTTCTTGGGTAACAACAGTTAAGACAGGAGATTTTACAGCAGTCGCTGGTGAAGGATATTTTGTAAATACAACAAGTGGTGAAATTGATGTAACACTACCAGCAGGAACAGCAGGAGCTGTTGTTGCAGTTAAAGATTATGCAAAAACTTGGGATACAAATAATTGTATTTTAAAAGCTAATGGTTCAGAAAAAATTGGTGGTTCAACAGTTGATGCAACATTAAGTATAGAAGGTTTAGCAGTAACATTAGTTTATATAGATTCAACACAAGGTTGGTTAGTAACTGATGATGGTTTACAATCACGGGCAGACACTAATGCATTTTTAGTGGCTACAGGTGGAGATTCTATTGTGACTTGTGGTAATTTTAAAACACATATTTTTACTGGCCCTGGTACTTTTGCAGTTTCTAGAGTAGCCCTTGCAGCCCCAAACAATACAGTAGATTATTTAGTAGTTGCTGGAGGAGGTGGAGGTGGACAAGGTGGTAATTCAGCATATATGGCAGGTGGTGCTGGTGCAGGTGGTTTTAGAATGTCAAATGATTTATGTATGCCAGCCCCAACAACTTCTCCTTTGGCAAATACAACTGGATTAACAGTTTCGGCAACTAGTTTTCCTATAACAGTAGGTGCAGGTGGAGCAAAAGCACCTGGAGATGATGCTAAAGGAACTGCAGGTTCAGTTACAACTTTTTCAACAATTACATCAGCAGGAGGTGGTCAAGGTGGAGCAGGAACAGGACCAGATAGTACAGGTGGAAATGGTGGTTCAGGAGGTGGAGGAACATCAGGTGGTGGAGGTGGTACAGGTAATACACCCCCAGTCAGTCCTGCTCAAGGAACTGATGGTTCAACAGGACCTCCAGGAACTAGTAACACAGGTGGTGCAGGTGGTGGTGCAGGTGCCGCAGCTGGTACGTCACCAGGACCAAATGTAGGTGCTTCTGGTGGAGCAGGTTCTTTTATATCAGATACAATGATTGGACCAACAGCACCAAGTTTTGGAACTCCAGGTCCAGTATCATCAACAAGATATTTTGCAGGTGGTGGTTCAGGATCATCAAATGCACCAGGTAATCCTCCATCAGGATTTACACCTGGAGGTGTAGGTGGTGGTGGTAATGGTGGTAAAGGTAATCCAACAACAAATGCAGGAGACGGAACCGCTAATACAGGTGGTGGAGGTGGAGGTGGTTCAGGATGTGGAACAGGTACAGGTTTAGCTGGAACAGGTGGATCAGGTATAGTAATAATAAGGTACAAATTTCAATAGTTGAATGATAATTAAAAATAAGATATAAGGAGAAACATTATGGCACATTTTGCAAAACTAGGATCAAACGGAAAAGTTATTCAAGTATTAACATTGAATAATAGTGATATGTTAAACGCTGACAACGTTGAAGATGAAACAGTAGGACAACAATATTTAGAGACACATAATAATTGGCCTGCACAAATGTGGATTCAAACTTCATACAACACAATGAGTAATACACACAACTCTGGTGATAATTCAAAAGCATTTAGAGGAAACTATGCAGGTATAGGTTATACTTGGGACGAAGATGATCAAATCTTTTGGCCTAAAAAACCATATGCATCTTGGGTAAAAAATACTACAACTGCACAATGGAATTCACCAATCGGTGATGCTCCAGCATTAACTGAAGAACAGATTGCACAAAACGATGCAGATACTCACGTGTGGACATATCATTGGAATGAAGCTAATACAACTTGGGACTTGACAGACGATCTAGCATAAATTAAAAATGGTGGTGGTATGCAGAGACAAGTATTAACAGAACAAGCTTTATATTATGGTGATGTCGATATGCCTAAAGATTGGGACATCGACCGAGATAAATTATCAGGTGATATTTTACAATCAGTAATTCAAAACAAAGATTTTCCGTTCTCACGAACATTTGATATGTTAAACACCTATATGAGAGATCACGTTGGTCTTGAGTATGGTTTTAATTTAATCAACAAAGAAACGTGGGGTAACATTTATAAACCTCAAGAAATTACAATTCCATTATTAAATATTGATCCAGTAGATCTACGAAACTCTGCAGATTATACATTACTCTATGGTGTAAAAGTCAAAGACTGTATGGTCAGAATACACTATGAAGATAACAGACGTAAAGGTAGATCTTGGGATATACCACTTAAAAATAATATGTTCATTATGTTTCCATCAACTAATATGTATTATCTAACTAACAATCAAAAAGATTCATTAAACTTTGTCCAAACAATAACTTATGAATATATCTAATTACTATTGGTATTTTAGTGGTGTGCTTACACCAAAATTTTGTGATGATGTAATAGCTTATGCAAATTCACAAAAAGAAGAAATGGCTTTAACAGGTGGTTATGGTGAAAAAAAATTAAATAAAGAAGATGTTAAAAATATGCAAAAAAAAAGAAAGTCAGATTTAGTATGGCTTAATGATACTTGGATATATAAAGAATTACATCCATACGTGCACGAAGCAAATGCAAGAGCTGGTTGGAACTTTGATTGGGAAAGAAGTGAATCGTGTCAGTTTACAAAATATAAACACAATCAATACTATGATTGGCATTGTGATAGTTGGGATAAAGTTTATGACAGAAAAGATCCTAATCATCCAGAACACGGTAGAATTAGAAAACTATCTATGACTTGTCAGTTAACAGATGGTTCAGAATACAAAGGTGGTGAATTAGAATTTGATTTTAGAAATTACGATCCACATATGAGAGACGAATCAAAACACAGAGTGCAATGTAAAGAGATATTACCAAAAGGATCTATTATTGTATTTCCTAGTTTTGTGTGGCATAGAGTTAAACCAGTAACATCAGGCACAAGATATAGTCTTGTGGTATGGCATTTAGGGAGGCCTTTTAAATAATGTTTATAAATAGTTATTTTCCAACTGTAATATGGAGTGAGGAAAAACCAGAGTTTGTTAAATCGTTAAACAAAGCAAGTAATAAATATATTAAAGCTGCTAAAAATTTTCCAGAAGCTAAAGCACATATAAAAAAGTTTGGTGACTTTGGAAGATCATATCATTCAACACTACTTACAGCTGACAATGATTTTTTAGATTTTAGAAATTACATTGGTCAAAAGTCTTGGGAATATTTAGATCATCAAGGTTTTGATATGCAACAATACACAACTATGCTTAGTGAGATGTGGGTACAAGAGTTTGCTAAAAAAGGTGGTGGTCATCATTCAGCACATATACATTGGAACCAACACGTATCAGGTTTTTACTTTTTAAAGTGTAGTGATAAAACTTCTTATCCTGTATTTCACGAACCAAAGACCGGTGCAAGATGTACAAAATTAAAAATGAAACCAGATGTAAAAGGTGTGTGGCCTGGGCACGAACAATTTCATCTTAAACCAAAACCAGGAACGTTAATTATTTTTCCAGGATTTTTAGAACACGAGTTTAGTATAGATTTTGGAATAGAGCCTTTTAGATTTATACATTGGAATATACAAGCAGTGCCAAAAGAAATGGCTAAAGATGTCTAGAGAAGTTTTTTCAAACACAGGTTTTATAAAAAATAAATTAAATAAAGAAGCTATGAATAAATTAAATCTTTATATTAAAAATAAAAAAAATAATTATAAATCTCAATTAGCTGGAAATATAAATAAATCTTACACTATAGAAGATAAAGATAATTGGTTTTTTAATAATGTTTTATTAAAGTTATTAAATGAATATTCAGAAGGCGATCTAAATGCTATTGTACCATCAATTTTAACTAAGAATTGTTCATATGTTTTAAATAAATTTTGGGTTAACTTTCAAAAAAAACACGAGTTTAATCCTATTCATTCACACGCTTCTGCTGTTTTTTCATTTGTGGTTTGGATGCAGATTCCTTCAAGTTATAAAAAAGAAAAAAAATTAAAATTTATTAAAGAATCTAATTCACCTTGTTCAAATAGTTTTCAATTTATTTATACTAATATTTTAGGAACTATTTCAAAGTATACAATTAGGTTAGAACCAGAAGATGCAGGCACCATTTTGTTTTTTCCTGCTGGTTTAAACCATCAAGTATATCCTTTTTATTTATCTAATAAAGAAAGAATAAGTATATCAGGTAATATAGCATTAGATCCAACACAAATAATATAATGAGTTTTAAAAAAAATAAATATACAGTTATCCGTCAAGCTATATCAAAAGACTTGGCTAGTTTTGTTGCTAATTATTTTTTAATGCAGAAACAAGTTTATGATACTTGTAGAAACGCTAGATACATATCCCCATTTGAAAATATTATAGGTCACTACGAAAATAAGGATGAACAGATACCAGAAACTTATAGTCAGTATTCTAATATTGCTATGGAAACTTTAATGTTAAAATGTCAACCTCAAATGGAAGAAGTAACAGGATTAAAATTATATCCAGCTTATACTTATGCAAGAATTTATAAAAAAGGTGATGAGTTAAAAAGACACAAAGATAGATTTAGTTGTGAGATATCTACAACTATGAATCTTGCTGGTGATGATTGGCCAATTTATTTAGAACCATCTGGAGAAGTAGGTAAAAAAGGAATCAAAGTAGATCTTAAACAAGGAGATATGTTAGTCTATTCTGGCTGTGAGCTAGAACATTGGCGAAATAAATTTAGAGGTAAGGAATGCGTACAAGTATTTCTTCATTATAATAACCGTAAAACACCAGGATCAAAAGATAATATGTTTGACAAGCGACCTCATTTAGGACTTCCAAGTTGGTTTAAAAAGTAATATAATCTTTAAATGG